ATGTGGCTAGCGCGCCACCCTGATGGTGAGAATGGGTTCGCCCAACCTCTTGCTATCAAGGTGGCGTTCTTGCCCGCGATTGTACGATAGCAGCACAGCAAGAGGTGTACGACGGCTTCCTGAGAGCACTGAACGCTGTAACATCAATCAGATTCATGTTGGAGAGGTGACACCCCATGCCCAATAAACCCCGCCATCCTTGCGCCGTTCCGGGCTGCCCGAACCTGACGGGCGCTAAGTACTGTGAGGAGCACAGGAATACGGACGAGCAACGTCGAGGATCTTCTTCCGCCCGCGGCTATGACTATCGATGGCGGATGGCCAGTAAAGCGTTTCTCCGCGCTCATCCCTTGTGCGCCGAGTGTGAGCGGCAGGGCAAGCTGACTCCTGCCACCGAGGTGGATCATATCAAGCCCCACCGAGGTGACAAGCAGCTGTTCTGGGATGAGCGAAACTGGCAGGGTCTGTGCCATAACTGCCACTCAAAAAAGACAGCAACGGAAGATGGCGGTTTTGGGAACACAACGGAGTGGTTGTGATTGAAAAAGCAAAAGAAAGCAAAAAAATCAAAAACAATCAAACGTATTTCAGATTTCACATTATCTGCTATATAGATATAAAACAGAACCGATTTTTACCCCCCTTAGTGGGGGGCAGATCTCTGTAACCCTTATGCTGTCGACCGCGTCGGCCTCTCGTGCTAAAAAGCGCAAAACCAAACAGGGTATTGCCCCCCTTGGTCAGGAAGGTCAGAAACAGCGTGGGTCTTCGGGTCGGTCATACGCTGAAAGGCGCGTGACTACTACGGTTGAGCATCTGCGAAGCAGCGTAAAGGTCGCTGGTTCTGAGCACCGGAACCTCAAAACCGGACAGTTTTTCAAACGAAACAGGTTTTTTTCAAACGAAATCAAACGCGCCACACATGACCGTCCCTGCTGACGCTCGGACGGTAATAATTTACCCGCCGCCAGCCTGAACTGGTCAGCAGAGAAGAGGTGAAAGACATGGCAAAGGATGGAACCAGCCGCGGCGGTACTCGACCCGGTTCTGGGCGCAAGCCAAAGCCACTGGCAGAAAAACTGTTGGACGGCAACACGGGTCACCGGAAGATGAAGGTCATGGAGTTTGGCGATATCCCTGAGCTGGAAGCGGTAGATATGCCGGAACCTCATGAAATGCTCTCCGCAGAACAGCGTGACGGCAGCGTCCTCCAGGCAAAAGCCATCTATGAAAAGACATGGAAGTGGCTGGAGGCACGCGGCTGCGCCCAGCTGATCTCTCCGCAGCTGCTGGAGCGCTATTCCATGAGCGCGGCGCGCTGGATCCAATGCGAGGAAATCACATCCGCCAAAGGGATGATCGCGGCGCATCCGACGACGAAAGCGCCGATCGCAAGCCCTTATATCAACATTGGGCTGAATTATATGAACCAGATGAACCGGCTGTGGGCAGAAATCTACGATATCATCCGGGCCAACAGCCTTCAGGATGTGCGCGGAACAAATCCGCAGGACGATGTAATGGAGCGTCTGCTATCGGCGCGGCGGGGAAAGTGAAGCTTAGTAGCTCTGTCAGCAACATAAACCGCGGCAGCACCACCCGCTGACCTTAGCTCTCAACCCGAACCATCCAGCTGAAAATGTTTATAACATCACACCTGGTGTGGCACGATACCGCGCCTGTTTTCATGGCATGTTAACCGGCACGCTGCAATAATCCTGAGCTGCTTCGAAAACTGGGTTTCATGGTCTGCGTGCTGGATCTCGCTTTACAAAGCGTACAAATTCTGGGGGGCAAAGCAAATGGATAATCAACTGAAGGCGCTCGGTTTGACTGAGCAGGATGGCAGGGTCATCGTATCAAGCCGCGACATTGCGCGTGTGTTTGAGAAAAGGCACGACAACGTTATACGCGACATCAGGAACATCATCGGAAATGACCCCAAATGGGGCCTGCTCAATTTTGAGGAGTCGAATTACATCAACGAGCAGAACCACATTCAGCCTTCCTATGTACTGAACCGTGACGGCTTCACAATTCTGGTCATGGGATACACCGGCGAAAAGGCTATGTCTTTCAAGAAAGCCTACATCGCCGCTTTCCACGAGATGGAACACAGGCTGGCATCACGCAACTATAAAGCGGTTCTACTTGCACTGGTTGCCAAAGAAGAAGAACGGGAAGCCCTCCAAGCCCAGAATCAGGTCGACGGCGCCACCGTGACTCAGAAAGGACGGTCAACACGCCCATGAAAGAATTAATCCCCATGAACGAATTTGGCGTGTTTGCAGACATTCACGACACGCCGCGCGTGGACAGCAGATTTGTCGCGCAGTTCTTTGAAAAACGCCATGACCATGTTCTCCGTGATGTCGAAAACCTTATTGCCCCCAAATTTGGGGAGATTGAAGAGTCTGTCTCTGGCCTTAGTCAGGCATTCATCAAGAGAAATTTCGCCCTGTCAAGTTACAAAGACAATCGCGGACGTTCTCAGAAAGCCTATGCCATGACCCGCGATGGCTTTACCATGTTGGTCATGGGCTACACGGGTCAGAAAGCCATGCGTTTTAAGGAACAGTATATCCGTCGCTTCAACGAGATGGAGCAATTCATTGAAACGCTGGTATCCGCCCGTGAGCAGTTCCCCAAACTAACGCGAAATATTCGGCTGCTTCACGAGAATCCGAAGCCATACCACTTCAGTAATGAGTGCGACATGATCAACCGCATCGTGTTGGGCATGACTGCAAAGCAGTTTCGTGAGAGCCTCGGCCTTGAAAAAGGAAAAAGTATCCGGCCATATCTCCGGGATGATCAGATTGCCATGCTGGAACTGTTGCAGGATGTGGATATTGGGTTGTTGCTCTCAATGCCCGACTTCCAACAGCGAAAGCGGCAACTCGAGTGGTACGCGACAACGATAGCCGGTGAATTCGGTACGACGCGCAGATCGGTGGCATGTCTGGAAGAGCGGGATGTCTCGTAACGGAGCCCGTACCACTGGCGCGGCATGATCGCGCTTTTTTATTACCTGGAACTTGAGAACACATCACGGACGGCTGCGACCACAACAACGGTTGCCAGATTCATAGAAAGCGAGGATTTCATATGACCACATTTCAAACCTGTGAGGCCGTGTGCGCGGGCCATCCCGATAAGCTCTGCGACCTGATCGCCGACAGCATTCTGGGCGCCTGCCTGCGCGTGGATAAAGCCGCCCGTGTCGCCTGCGAGGTCATGGCGACGAAAGGCCACATCATTGTCGCCGGTGAGATTACCTGCGCGGAGCGTGTGGACGTGAAGTTCATTGTCCGCCGTGTGCTGGAGAAGGTCGGCTACAAACCACGCCACTTTCGCATCAGCGTTTACCTGCACCAGCAGAGCCGCAATATCGCGGCCGGGGTGGATGTGGCGGTGGAGGCGCGAGAGGCTGCCAGCGATGTTTCCAACCAAGGCCATCGCGCGTCATCTGCTGATCCTTACGACGCCATTGGCGCGGGCGACCAGGGCACCGTATACGGCTATGCCACCCATGAGACCCGCGAAATGCTCCCCCTGCCGCTGGTGCTTGCGCTCAGGATCTGTAAGAAGCTGGACAGCTGCCGACGCGGGCTGCTCATACGCGGCATCAAGCCGGACGGTAAAGCGCAGGTGACTGTGGAGTACCGGGATGGCAAGGCCAGGCGTGTCAAGACCGTGGTGATCAGTATTCAACACGACGCAAAGAAGGACTTGGCGGCGCTCGAAAAAGAGATTCGCCTCCACGTTCTGACTCCCTGCTTTGCCGACTTCCCGCTGGACGCGGCTACCGAGATCCTCATCAATCCCGCCGGTCGTTTCGTTCTCGGCGGCCCCGATGCTGACACGGGTCTCACCGGCCGTAAGCTCATGGTGGATACCTACGGCGGGCTTGCCGCACAAGGCGGGGGCGCGCTCTGCGGTAAGGATCCCACCAAAGTGGATCGCTCCAGCGCGTATATGGCGCGCTACATCGCCAAGAACCTCGTGTGCGCAAGGCTGGCCGAGAAGTGCGAGGTTGCGCTCTCCTATGCCATCGGGAAAGCAAATCCTGTGATGGTGAGCGTGCGAGGGTTCGGTACAAGCGTGCTGCCGGATGACAAGTTGACCCGGATTGTAAACCGTGTCTTTGACATGCGCCCGGCGGCGATCATCGACCATCTCGATCTGCGCAATGTTTGTTACACCGATACGAGCTCATACGGGCATTTTAGTAGCAGCCTCCTGCCGTGGGAAGATGTGGACAGGCATGACGCGCTGCGCAAAGCGGCGCGGGAGGTTGTGGAAGCTGACTACGGCAAGCAGACAGGTATGGCTACCGACAATTCGGGAGGGGCAGGAAAATGACGATTGAAAAACTGCGGCTTGCCGATCTGAAACCGGCGGAGTATAACCCCCGAAAGGATCTCAATCCCGGAGACCCGGAGTATGAAAAGCTGAAACGCTCGATCGAGCAGTTCGGCTATGTGGATCTTCTCATCTGGAACAAGACCACGGAGCATATCGTTGGCGGCCATCAGCGGGCGAAAGTCCTGATGGATCTTGGTTACGACGAGGTGGACTGCGTGGTTGTCGAGATGGACGAGACCCGGGAAAAGGCGCTCAACGTGGCGCTGAACAAAATCAGCGGCGATTGGGATAAGGACAAGCTGGCGCTGGTGATCGCGGATATTCAGGGCACGGATTTCGACGTCTCCTTTACAGGTTTTGACGCCGCCGAGATCGACGACCTGTTCGCGCACACCGAGAAGGGCGAGGCGCACGATGATGACTTTGACGCCGATGTCGCCCTCAAGGAGAAGCCTTTCGTTGAACCCGGCGATGTTTGGACGCTTGGACGGCACCGGCTGATCTGCGGCGATTCCACGAACGCTGAAACCTTCGCTGTACTCATGGACGGCAAGCAGGCTAACCTGTGTGTGACCGACCCGCCGTATAACTGCGATTACGAGGGCGGAACAGGAATGAAGATTCTGAATGACAAAATGCCCGCCGAGAAGTTCAAGGCATTTTTACTGGCTGCGTTCATCAATATCTTCAATTCGCTGACGGATGGCGGCTCCTTTTATGCCTTTCACTCGGACGCGGAGAAGGTCAATTTCTATGAAGCCGCTGTTGAAGCCGGTTTCCACTATTCCACCACCTGTATCTGGGTGAAGAACAGCCTGGTCATCGGGCGTATGGACTATCAAATGCGCCATGAGCCGGTGCTCTACGCTTTCAAGGACACGGCAAAGCACAGGTGGTATAGCGACCGCAAGCAGACGACGATATGGGAATTCGACCGACCGACGAAAAGCAAGCTGCACCCGACGATGAAACCGATCCCGCTTATCGCGTATCCGATACAGAACAGTTCCGCGCCTAACGGTATCGTGCTCGACCCCTTCGGTGGGTCCGGCTCCACCCTCATCGCGTGTGAGCAGACCAACCGAATCTGTTTTACCTCCGAGCTTGATCCAATCTACGCAACCGTGATAATTAAGCGCTTTTTGGCGGAACGGAATGGCAAGACTGACGATATCACCCTGATGCGCGACGGCCTGACGTACCGCTATGACGAGGTGCCGGGGCTGATGCAGGAACCTACGGGTACGGAGGAATGCCGGGATGTGTGAAAAACAACTGACCCTCGGTAGCCTGTTTGATGGCTCCGGGGGTTTCCCTTTGGCCGGACTGCTCAACGGCATCCGTCCGGTTTGGGCTTCCGAGGTGGCGCCTTTCCCGATCCTTGTTACCGCCAAACGGCTGCCGGAGGTCAAGCATTACGGCGATATTTCTACGCTTAACGGGGCGGAACTGGAGCCTGTGGACATCATCACCTTCGGCTCGCCCTGCACTTCGCTCAGTGTGGCGGGCCTTCGCGCCGGTCTGGAGGGTAAGCAGTCCGTCCTGTTTTTCCAGGCGATACGGATTATTAAAGAAATGAGGGAACAAACGCATGGCCGATACCCACGCTGGATATGCTGGGAGAATGTTTTTGGAGTTTTCAGCTCCGGCCAGGGCCGCGACCTCCAGCGCGTCCTCGAAGAAATCATCGGTATTGTGGTTCCGCAAGCCACGGTGCCTGCGCCTGACGGTTACTGCTGGCCCTATGCCGACGTATACGTGGGCGACGGATGGAGCCTTGCGTACAGAACTCTTAATGCGCAATGGTATGGAGTTCCCCAACGGCGTCGCCGTTGTTACCTTGTCGCAGATTTTGGAAGCGAACGTGCCTGTGACATACTATTTGAGCGCGACGGCGTGCGCCGGGATTTTACGCAGGGCTTCCGCGCGTGGGAAAACCCTGCCGGAAATTCTACGGTTGGCGTTGGAACGCCAGAGCCAGGAACGGAATCCGTTTACTGCCTGAATGATCAAAATATCACGGAGGACGTCAGCGAAAACCGGACGCTGACGCTCAAGGCGCACAGCAACGGGCACCAGCCATGCGTGCTTCATTCCGCGGGATTCTGTACCGAGCATTCCGCAGACAGCCGAAGCATCGGGTATGCGGAGGAAATCAGCCCGACGCTTCGCGCCGGCGTGGTGCCCGCCGCGTTGCTGCCAACCGCCTTTGGCATCTGTTCCCGATACAGCGAAGGGATGCTTTCAGACAACCCTCACAGCGGTTTTTACCAAGCTGAAACGTCTCGCACATTGGATTGCGGCGGTGGGAACCCCTCCCGAAACCAGGGCGGGATGGCTGTGGTCGCCGTCCAGGGCTCCATGATCGGACGCGCAGATGAGAACGGCCCGCAGGGAAGCGGAACCGGCAAAGACGTGAGCTTCACATTGAATACAACAGATCGCCACGGCGTAGCATACGCCATGACCACCGGCTGTTTTGCACAGGTGGAGGAAGAACTGGCGCCTACGCTTCAGCATCGGGATTACAAAGATCCCCCGATCGTAACGGAAGAAAAGCAATCGGCTCAGCCCATTCTGCCGACGGATATCCAGTATGTCATTCGCCGTCTGACGCCGACCGAAGCTGCCGCGCTGCAAGGCTTCCCGAGCTGGTGGTGCGCCGACCTCGCCATAGCCAACCCCTCCGAGGAGCAGATCGCGTTCTGGCTGGAGGTTTGGGCAACATACGGCAGGGTTACCGGTAAAAAGAAGCCCAAAACCCGGGCGCAGGTGATCCGCTGGCTGGCAAAGCCGTATACCGATGGGGCGGCTTATTCCCTTTGGGGAAACGGCATAGCGCTCCCGTGCGCGGTATTCGTGCTGGGCGGGATCGCGGAAGCGGCGTTGGATCAAGCATGATCCGTGCCCATTCGAACCGTGGATAGGCTGCGATTTCAACTGCGAGCCACTTTTCCATTTCCAATAGTATATGAAAAAGCCTTACAAATCAACACTTTTCGCTTGCTATTTGTTCGCAAGTACGGGAATATGTGCTCACGCCGAAGGCCAATACCGGAGGTGAAAATGCAGAAAACTGGGAAAGCGGACACAGAAAGGCGGACAAGCACATGAAGATTTCTTACAACGTAACGGGTAGCAAGCGCAAGGAACTGGTACAGGCGATCTCGCGGGAACTGGAAACGGAAGCAAAGTATTGCGGTGCGCCTGGTTTTGCGTACGAAATCGGTGGCCTGCGTATCGACCGGGACGGCACAGTAAGCGGCCCAGACAATCGCGGCCTGATCGCCGACCTTGAAGGACTGTACAGTTTGGTGCCCACCGAGAAGGCATACGAGACGGCGGGCATCAGCGCGACGCCAAGTGACGAAAGCGATCTCGAACCGCGCTACACCGAGGAAGAATTGGGCTTGGGGCTTCACCACTGCGACCCCATCGGCGAGGATGGAATGCAAGCCTTCGATGCGTCGGATGCCGCGCCATGCAGTTTAACAATCAGCCTCCCGCGCGAAGGCATGACCGATGCGGCAATCGAGAACTTGCGCAGGCTCATTGCCAATAAGGAAAGCCTCATCAAGAAAGCGCTGGAGTTGGACGCGTTGCCGATCGAGGCGGATGACACTGTAATCTCCTTCCCGTGGTACGACAAGACGCCTTCGCCCGAGGTGCTCAAAGCAGCTTCAACCCTCGTTGGTAAATTGGTCGGTATGGCCAAGAACCAAAAGCGCGTGAATGTCAAAGCTGAGGAACCGGTGGAGAATATGAAGTACAGCTTCCGGTGCCTGTTGTTAAGGCTTGGGTTTATCGGGCCAGAGTACAAGGATGTGCGATCGACGCTTCTGAAAAACTTCTCAGGCAGCGGAGCGTTCAAATCAGGTGCGCGCCGCTCGGGACCGAGACCGGCAGAACCCCTCGGCCAGACCGCTGATGTCCAGGCCAGCGAAAAGGAGGATGCCAGCCATGCGTAACTTCCCCGACAGAGAAACCGTCGAGCGCATCCGCAGGGAGTACCCTGCGGGCACTCGCATAGCGCTGATTGCTATGGACGATGTTCAGGCTCCCCCCGTAGGCACTCACGGAACCGTTCTGGCAGTCGACGATGTGGCCAATCTTTTGGTTCGTTGGAACAATGGCAGCACCCTAAACGTGATCTTCCGTGTGGACAGGGTGAGAAAACTGAAGGACAGTGAATGATCGCATAACGTCGCGTTGAGAAAGCAAACTCAAGATCATTACGCGCAAGCCCTTTATCATGCACACCGGGACTGCCGAAAGGCAGCCCTTTCATTATTCCTATTTTTCTGAAAGGATGGGGCCACAGATGGCAGCGTATAAACTCAAGGACTACAAACCCACGCGCTTCATGGCTCCGGATAGCCACTACGACAAAGCCGCCGCTGACTATGCTGTGGCCTTCATCGAGTCGCTCTGCCACACAAAAGGCAAGTGGGCGGGCAAACCTTTTAAGTTGATCGACTGGCAGGAACGCATCGTGCGCGATATCTTCGGAGTGCTGAAGCCCAACGGATACCGGCAGTTCAACACGGCGTATATCGAGATTCCCAAGAAGGCTGGAAAATCCGAGCTTGCCGCTGCCATCGCTCTCCTCCTGACCTGCGGCGATGGAGAACAGAGGGCGGAAGTTTATGGTTGCGCCGCCGACCGCCAGCAGGCGGCTATCTGCTACTCAGTCGCTTCCGATATGGTTAGGTACTGTCCTGCCTTGGCGAAAAGGGTAAAGATTCTCGACTCCGTGAAACGAATGGTGTACTTGCCGACTGGCGGTGTGTACCAAGTGCTATCGTCGGAGGTCAACTGTGTCGCTTTCGATACTATATTCCAGCTTAACGACGGCTCTCTGAAACGAGCGGACGAACTGCACGGCGGTGATATTGTCTTGGCGTACAACGGTCTGGCGCCCGTATTCGACGAGGTTGTTTCGGCTGTTGAACAGAAACCGTCTCCTGTGCTGGAAGTATCGACGCATCATAACCGCGCAATTACCGTGTCGGAGGAGCACCCTTTCTACAAGATGCTTGTCGGCCGCAGACGTGTCGATCTGACGCACGTTTACGATTGGACGGAAGCTGCTGGGCTTACAAAGGGCGATAGGGTAGCAGTCGCGCTCGGCTGGCCAACGGAGCGGCGTCAGAGCGAAATTTCACCCTTGGAGGCTTGGGCGCTCGGCGCGTGTGCTGGGGATGGGGACTGTACTCATTTCCGCTTCATTAATCCAGACACTCCTGTGATTGAAAAGCTGCGGGAGTTCATTGGTACGCTCGGCTGTGGACTGCGCTCCGAATACTCTACACGGCAGAAGGAAACGGGAAAGGAAGCTTATCAGCAGCCGGTAGAGCACATTCTGACAGGGCTGGGAAAACGCAGAAAGAGTCCGGCTCGTGAGTGGGTGCGTCAACACTACGGACAGGAGTCTCGTGCGAAGACGAAGACCATACCCGATTGTATCTGGCGCGGCAACGCGGAGACTTGGGCGGCTTTTCTTGCCGGATATATCGACACGGATGGCTGTGTGACGGATAGCGCCGAAACAAAAATCGGGTGCTCGATATGCTCGGTCAGCCCCGAAATGACAAAGGGCTGTCAGATACTGTTTGCGCGTCTTGGCATAAACGCTTCGGTCGTCAGCAAGTATACCGTGCGCGTGTCCGGAAAGATTCAGCTTAAGAGGCTGAAAGAAACCATTATGTCGTATATGGTTCACAAGAAGAAGCGTCAAAGATTGATGGACATCCCCGAACCATATCATACGCGGCGCAGTCAGGAATCAGACAAAGTTATCTCGATTAAGAGCCTTGGCGAACAGAAAACCATCGCTGTTGAGCTGAAGCAGTATTCCACCCACGCTACGAACGGTCTGGTCACGCACAACTCCAAACACGGATTCAATACCTCCGGCGTTGTGATGGACGAGCTTCACGCCCAACCCAACCGAAAGCTCTACGATGTCATGCTTCGAGGGTCAGGCGACGCTCGAATGCAGCCGCTCTTCTTTATCATCACCACGGCTGGCGACAACCAAAACAGCATCTGCTGGGAAGTCCATTGTAAAGCCAAAGACCTGCTGGAAGGGCGTAAACATGACCCGACATTTTACCCGGTGATTTACGGCGCTGATGAGGGCGATGACTGGTCTGACCCCAAGGTGTGGGCGAAAGCGAATCCCAGCCTCGGCATTACCTTTGGCATCGACAAAGTGCAGGACGCTTTCAACTCGGCAAAGGAGAATCCAGCCGAGGAGAACGCTTTTCGGCAGTTGAGGCTCAATCAGTGGGTGAAGCAAACAATCAGGTGGATGCCCATGGACAAGTGGGACGCCTGCGCGTTTCCGGTAGATCCGGAATCCCTCAAGGGGCGCGTGTGCTACGGAGGCCTGCACCGACATCACGGCTTTCGCATTGGTCTTCCCTCCGGAGGATGAAGACGACAAGTACATCGTCCTCCCGTATTTCTGGCTTCCCGCCGATAACATCCCCCTACGCGTGCGCCGCGACCATGTGATGTACGACGTCTGGGAGCGGCAAGGGTTCATCAACACCACCGAAGGCGCCGTGATTCACTACGACTTCGTCGAGAAATTCATTGAAGACCTCGGCAAGCAGTACAACATCCGCGAGATTGCCTTTGACCGCTGGGGCGCAACCCAAATGGTGCAAGACCTCGACGGCATGGGCTTCACGGTCGTCCAGTTCGCTCAAGGTTTTCAGTCGATGTCGCCACCGACAAAGGAGCTGATGAAGCTGGTGCTCGAAAAGCGCATTGCGCACGGCGGGCATCCTGTTCTCCGCTGGATGATGGATAACATCTATATCAAGCAGGATCCGGCCGGCAATATTAAGCCCGACAAAGAAAAGAGCACGGAGAAGATCGACGGCGCTGTTGCCATGATCATGGCGCTGGACCGCGCGATCCGTTGCGGCGGGGATGGCGGTGGGTCAGTTTATAATTCCAGAGGTCTTCTCATTCTTTAATCATTTACCCATGAACCGCTGATTCCTTCTGCCCATTTGAGCGCCCTTTCTGCGTCCGGTCATCCGTTTTAAATGCAGAAGAGAGCAAAAGCAAGGAGAAAATGCATGAATCCATTCACCCGACTGTTTCACCCCCGGGACAAGCCCCGCGTGGCTACCGATTCCATGAACGGCAGCGGCTATGCCTTCTTCATGGGCGGTAGCTCGTCTGGCAAGCACGTCAACGAACGCTCTGCCATGCAGATGACTGCTGTATATTCTTGTGTGCGCATTTTGTCCGAAGCGGTCGCAGGGCTACCGCTGCACCTGTATCAGTACACAGCCGACGGCGGCAAAGCAAAAGCGCTGGATCATCCGCTATATCGATTGCTCCACGACGAACCCAACCCCGAAATGACCAGCTTCATCTTCCGGGAAACGCTCATGACGCATCTGCTGCTGTGGGGCAACGCTTACGCACAGATCATCCGAAACGGGAAAGGCGAGGTGCTGGGGCTGTATCCGCTGATGCCGGCAAAGATGACGGTCGATCGGGATGCGAAGGGAGAACTGTTCTATCGTTACCTGCGCACCACCGAGGACAGTCCGGGTCTGGGCAAGGCTGAAACGGTGTATCTCGACCCTCACGACGTGCTGCACATTCCGGGCTTGGGCTTTGATGGGCTGGTTGGCTATAGCCCGATTGCCATGGCCAGAAATGCGATCGGTATGGCCATCGCATGTGAAGAGTATGGCGCGAAATTCTTCGCCAACGGCGCAAACCCAGGCGGCGTATTGGAACATCCCGGCACGATCAAGGATCCCGCGAAGGTCAGGGAGTCCTGGAACTCCGTCTATCAGGGCTCAAGCAACAGTCATAGAATTGCCGTGCTGGAAGAAGGTCTCCACTTCAATCCCATCTCCATCTCCAACGAGCAGGCACAGTTTCTCGAAACCCGCAAATTCCAGATCAACGAAATTGCCCGCATTTTCAGGGTCCCCCCGCACATGATCGGCGATCTGGAGAAGAGCAGCTTTTCAAACATCGAGGAGCAATCGCTGGAATTTGTCAAATACACCCTCGGTCCCTGGGTAATCCGATGGGAACAGGCGCTGGCGCGTGCGCTGTTTTCCGAAGCGGAAAAGCCGCGGATGTTCTTCAAGTTCAATGTAGACGGGCTGCTGCGCGGCGACTACGTCAGCCGCATGAACGGCTATGCCGTGGGCAGGCAGAACGGCTGGATGTCGGCCAATGATATCAGGTCGCTTGAAAATCTCGACCCCATCCCGGAGGACGAAGGTGGAAACCTTTTCCTCGTCAACGGAAATATGTGCCAGCTTCGCGACGCCGGAAGCGCCTACTCGGCTAATGCCCCAGCTGCAAGCGCAGACCCTGTCGCGCCCCCTGACCAACCCGAGGAAACGCCTGAACAGGCGGAAGAAAAACCTCCTGAGTCAGGAAATAAACGCACTCGAAAATCACGAAAGGAGCTCCCTCGATGAACAGGTTTTGGAATTTCACAACCGACGGGGATACCGGTGAGCGCACTCTTTACCTCTGCGGGGTGATTGCAGAGGAGTCATGGTACGGCGATGAGGTCACGCCCGCTGCGTTCAAGGCTGAATTGCTCGCCGCTGAGGGCGATATCACCGTTTGGGTGAATTCGCCGGGCGGCGATATGCTCGCGGCAAGCCAGATTTACAACATGCTCATGGCTTACA